AACCAGTTTCACAACCAGTTTCACAACCAGTTTCACAACCAGTTTCACAACCAGTTTCACCAGACGCCGCTAATAATACAAATATAGAGAATACAAATATAGAAAAGAAAAATATAATAAGTGGAAAAAACGTAAATACTGGGATAAGTATAGCAGAAGATATAAAAATCAAAACTGAAAATCTAATAGAAGAAACTGCGGCGGTAATGACTGAAAATGTTTTAGCAGATAATACCCTTAGCATTTCAGGTCAGAAAGCTATAATAAATGAAACGGTTAGAATTACTAAGAAAGATAAAAACTTAACACCAGAAGAATTTGAGAAACAGTTTTTCGGTAAGTTGAATATATTTATTAGATAAGTATGAAAAAGAAACAATCAAATAAATGGTCAATACAAATTGATAAATCAATCGCCGAACACTTAAAACAATATTGTAAAAATAACGGTTATAAAATAAGTGGTTTGGCTGAACAACTGATATTGAATAAAATATCAAATGTTGAAACTGCAAAAGTATCAGAATTATGTAATGGGATTACTGCAAGTTATGATACGAGAAGAATGTGGAAGAATTGATGTATCAAAGGTATTGAAAAAAATGTGTAATAAATAAAATAGATGGTGATATTTATTCCCGTGAACTTCTTTTTAGTGCAAAGCTAAATGTAATAATAATACTTCGGAAGTTTCTTTTAATAATTCATAATATTAACGCTATTGGATTGTGAAAATAATTCAGTAGCGTTTTTCATTTGTTTATACACTATTTATATTTATGAAACAAAAGAAATATATGAACTTCAATATTGTAAATGATGAAGCATTGGGCTACGGTAAAATCAATCCAGAATTCCAAGGTAACTTGAAATCATTGCAACATAAATGGATTAAAAAGAAAAAAGAACTTGATGAAGTGTCTTATCAGTTTGCCGAAATGATTGTGGATGAAATAACCAAATTGAATGTATTATGAGCAAAGAAGTTCCTGATGTTTCTCAATCAGTCAAAGATTTGGTTGAACAATTAAAGATTGGTAAATACAAATATGAATTGGAAACTGCTATGATGATGAACAAAGAATATTGGTTTATATTAAATTGGACTCCACAACGGGTAGTAAAGATAAGTGATATGATAAGTATATTCTATTGATAAGATATGGCATTCAGAGAAACAAAATATGCAGACGGTTCAATAAAGAGAGAACCTATTGATATGACAGAATCATTCAAGGCAGGCAAAGGTTCTGCAAGACGCAAGGAGAACTTGAAACTCATTCACGCCAATTGGCCCCTGAACGGTTGTAACAATCCAATGGGCAATGCCAAGGAAAACAAATCAAAGTCTGCCTGACGCAAGCCAGTGGCGAATAGAACGATTTTATAGGCCCGTCATAAAGATAGTTTGACTAATTGGCAACGCAAAGGGGGTTACGGAGCGCGTTCCGAATTCACAATGAATAAATTATGAAATGGAAAAACACTCACGGATTTAAGTGTATATGTAGATAAGGATATGATGATAGAAAAAAGATGTAATATATGTAAAATGGTTAAATGTATTTCAGAATTTGCTAAAGATAACAATAGACTCCAAAGAAGATGTAAAACTTGTGCGAAACTCTATACAAAAAAGTATAGATGTATGCATTCATTAGAATATAGATTTAGAGAATGGAAAAGAGGAGCAAAAGAACGAAATCTTCCATTTGAATTGAAATTTGAAGATGTTCATTTAATGCCATTGGTTTGTTATTATAGTGGATTAGCATTAACTACGGAATGTAATAAATATACCACTATTTCATTAGATAGATTGGATAATACAAAGGGATATACAAAAGATAATGTAGTATTTTGTTGTGGTTTCATAAATTTAATGAAAAGAGATTTAACATATAATCAATTTATTCTTATCTGTAAAATGATAAGTCAAAATCACGATAATAAATGGACAAATAATTAAAATGGAAAAAGGAAATATATTAGATACGAATACAGTAACAACCAAACAAGCAGTATCTAAAGCATTGGGTATTCCTATTGAATATGTTAAAGCGTTCAAGAAACTTGGTTGTCCTGCTGCTGCTTCGTCTGGTAGATATTACTTAAAAGAACTTTCACAATGGTATGAAGAGCATAAAAATGAAGTTATTAAGTTCATGGAAGATAATCAGAATGATAAAGAAGGTTATCAGAAATACAATACCGAATTAAAAAAGTGGCAATCAGTCAAAGCTAAACTTGAAGTTGATAGATTAAAAAGTAATTCATTGGATAAAGAAGATGTTAGAATGTATATACGTTCAATGCACGAAGCAATTAAATCTTTATTGACTGATGCTCTATTGAATGACCTGAACCCGAAACTTGAAGGCAAGAATTTAGCTGAACGCGAACCTATTTTGAGAACTGCTCTTGAAGATATTTGTAATAAGTTCAATCAGGCAAATACTGATGCATGGGTTAAAGGTAAAAAATGATAACAGAAGAAATCCAAGATGAGTTTGTAAAAGATATTCAGAATATATGGCTACCACCAGATAATTCAGAAATATATGAATGGGCGAATAAAAATATAACTCTTAAACCGCCATTTTCAATTACTGGTAAGTTTGATGTATCCTTATCCCCGTATTTAATTGAACCTTTCAAGGACTTAAAAAATAGTAAGATAAAGGAAATCAATATAATGGCTGCGGTCAAAACTGCCAAGACGTTACTTGCTCAAATATGGTTGCCTTGGATTGTATGTAATGCTCCCGGTTCAATGTTATGGTTAATGCAAGTTGAACAAGCTGCTGAATTGATTAGTGAAACAAAAACCTTACCTGTTTTGTTAGATTGCCCACCTGTTGCGGTTCATCTTCCAAAAAATACAGATAAGATAAGAAAAGACGAAATTATTTTTCCGCACATGTCCGTAACTCTTACAAGTGCTAAAGAAAGTTTATTACAATCTTCTGATATGCGCTATGTAGTAATGGATGATTGTTATTTGTACAAAAATGGCTTCATTGAAGAAGCCAGTGACCGTATAAGAGGACATATTCATCATTCCAAGATATTAAGAATGAGTCAAGGCGGTCAAATAGATGATGAATGGGACAAATATTACAAGCGCGGTATAGTATTTGAATGGGGCTACAAGTGTAAATGTGGTAAAGAGAACATTCACACTTGGCAAATGAAGCGGGAGGATGGTTCTTATTCAGGGATGAACTGGTTAAAAAATGAAACAACTTATCCAAATGGAGTTAGAAGCAATTCAGAGTGTGCTAAAACGGCTCATTTAGAATGTCACCATTGTAAAAACAAGTTGTTTGATACTGATGAAAATAGAGAATATTTAAGAAATAATGGAATATATATTTGCACAAAGAAAAATGGAAATGAATTAGTCCATTCTTATCATTGGCCGTCTTGGGCAATGTTCAATGTAACCTTTGAGAGTGCGGTATTGCGTTACTTGAATGCAAAAGATGAAGCGGATAGTTTGGATGATACCGCATTAAATAATTTCTACAAAAAAGAATTGGGAATACCAAGACCAATCAGAAGCAGAGATAATCTTATCTATACGATGATAGAGGATTACGACCCAAATAAAGTTTGGGATAGTGAAGAAACAAGATTTCTTTCTGCTGATGTGCAAAGAACTGACCCGATGTTTAGATGGATAGTAAGAGCAATGGCAAAGAATGGTGATAGCCGATTGATTGAGTTAGGAACTGCGGTTAGCTGGGATGAATTAAGAAATGTCCAAACAAGATTACAGGTCAAAGACCAGAATGTGGTTATAGATAGTGGTGACGGTAATTTAACAGAAGAAGTTTATGAAAAATGTGTGCAGTATGGACATGAAGGATTTAACAGGGGAAAGAAAACTTATTTCTGCTGGTTTGCTCTTAAAGGCGACAAAGCTATTACCTATAACAATCATTCAGACCATATATCCCGCCCCTATTCATCAATTGCATATAAGCCAATTACTAATCCAAAGTCCAAAGGTAAGATGTGTCCATTGATTTTGTGGAGTAACTACACTGTAAAAAATATTTTGAGCCATTTAAGAAGTGGAAAAAGTAGCATCAAATGGGTATCAAATAAAATAGATGATGAATATGAACGACAAATGAACGCTGAAGTATTGATAAAAGAAACGAATAAAACAACTGGTAAAGTAAATTGGCGCTGGGATAATCCAGATAAGAAACCAAATCATTATTGGGACGTGGAATGTCAACTTGTTGTAGCAGGTTTAGCACGGGGTATTTTGGGTAGAGTTGGTGATATTGAAAAGAAACCTATTGCTCCAACTCCATCAACAATTAAAACGAATTTTTAATATACTTATAACTATGTATTATAAATAAAAGATTTTAACTATGCTATTTCACCTACCCCCAGATACAAAAGAGGATATTCTAAAAATAAGAATAGCAGCTCTTGAAGTTGCTAAAAATGGTGGTTTGTATATGCAAGAATATGCTTGTGAAAATACAACCATTAAAAAAGCTTTTGGTATTCCACTTAAATTTCTTTTGGGACAAACTTGGTTGTATCTCCAAACATATTATTCGGAAGAATATGGACCTGTTGTAACACGCACTCGCCCAAACTTCTACACATGGTATTAAAGTCCTATGATTAAGAAAAGAAATAAAATTGTCAAATCAAAGCGCAAATTGATTTCACCTATAGCAAAAACAATTGACAAAAGAATTACCGTTCCAACTGGTGACGGTGTTCGTGCTTCTTTTTTGTATTCTAATCCAAGATTATTTCCATTCAAGTATCGCCCGATAACTTATGTAACACAGGATTTAAAGAAATCTCAAACTCCCGGTGTTCGTATAAGTCAAATACAATTCGCAAGAAGTTTATACGGTTCAATGCCCGAACTTGGTAATGCTATTGAAGCAAAAAATAGTTGGGCATTCAGTGAAGGCTGGTTGCCAAAATATAATGGTCAAAATAAAGATTGGGGAACTTATGTGGAGAATTGGTTAAAGACAAGATGGTATCAAAATTGTAATCTTGACGGAGCCAATATGGGCTTTCACGACACACTTTATGCTACTGGCAAATCAATAGATTTGGATGGGGATAGTGGCTGTGTATTTAATATAACTAAAACAGGTTGGCCATTGGTTCAACTGATTGCTTCTCATAGAATAGGTTCCCGTTATAATGACAATATTATTCACGGTGGGGAATATGATGGTCTTACAGTCATTGATGGTGTCATCCTTGATGAAAATAATGAAAGAATAGCTTATAATATTAAAGCAGATTTAGAAAAGGATGATGTAATATTACCTGCTGGTAAATTTCAATTGTTATATGAAACAGAATGGTCCGGCCAATACAGGGGAATCAGTAGAGTAGCTAGAACGGTAACTGATTGGCTGGATATGAATGATATTGATGAAGCAATTAAACGTGGAGTTAAATTAGCTTCGACTTTTGGTATCAAGCATAAAAGAGTTGGCGGAATACCAGACCCCGGTGCTCCAATCATAGGCGCACAAGAGGACCCATTGATTGAAGAAATGGGAGTGCCAAAACAATATACTTTCAATTTGGAAAATGCCTATGATGCAGGAAATATTTATTTGGACGTGACCGAAGGTGAAGATATTGAGCCTTTTTATGATGAACGACCTTCACCAAATACAGAAGGTTTTATTGAAAGAGTAAGACGCAGAGCTATTGGAGCAGTTGGATGGTATTATGAATTGTTAAATCCGCAAACTAATTCAAGTGGTAATAGAAGTATCATAAATCAAGCAAGGAATACAATTCGCAAACGTCAATTATCAGTAATGAAACGAGCAAGATTGATGGTTCAATTTGCTGTTTCAACTGCAATGCAGAACAAAATTATTCCACCAAACTATGCAGACAAGGATGAATGGTGGAACTGGTCATTTACAAGACCAAAATTATTGACGATTGATGGCGCACAAGAAGAAGCGGCAGACAGGGAAAATGTCAAAATAGGTTCAATGACATTATCCGAAGTGGTAGCAAAACGCGGTGAATGGTGGAAAGATGTCAGGGACCAGACGCAAGAGGAAACGGAAGATTTAATTCAGAGAGCATTGAATATAACCAAAAAATTCCCTAAATTATCATTTGATAAAGCTCTTTCTCTATTATCACAAAGAACACCAAATGAAAGTCCTGCTGCACAAAAAGAAAGTGAGCTAATAGATATTGGTGGTAGTTCAACTGAAGAAGAAAAGACAAAGGAATAATTTTATGCCGTACCCAAAATTTAACGAGAAACACGACCCGTATATGCAAAGATGTATGGGCGATAAAGAGATGAATAAAAAACATTCAGACCAAAAAGAAAGATATGCGGTATGTCAATCATTTTGGGATAATAGAAATAAAAAGAAGCATCCTAAATCATCTTTGGTGAGAATAGAGCAATCTCTTTATAATACGCCTTGGTCAATACCAGTTGCCTATTATGATATTTATTTTAATCAATATCAGAATTATCTTAAAGCAGTTGTAAATGGTAATATATTTTCAGATTTGGAATATAATGCTGACCCCGATAGTGAAAGTGAAATAGAAGGATTAGAAGATAATAAAATAAATGGAATACCAATAATATCAGTGGATGGAACAATTGGCAAACATCTTTCAGAATTGGAAATTATGTTTGGTGGTATTGATTTGGATACTATCAATAAGCAAATAGCAGATGCTAAAACCGATGCAGAGATTAAAAGAGTGGGTATGTATTTCAATACACCCGGTGGAATTGTTGTAGGAACTCCTGAAACTGCCGATTTAATAGCTGAATTAGCAAAAGAAAAAGAAGTTATAGGTTATGCCGATATGCTCTGCACTTCAGCGGGAATGTGGTTAGCTTCACAATGTTCTAAATTTTTTGTTGCAGGTAGTGCAAGAATAGGTTCTGTAAATGTATATTCCATTTATCTTGATAACTCAAAACAATTGGAAACAGAAGGAACAGTGGTAAATGCTATAACAGGTTCTTTTGGAAAATATAAACTTACTGGTGCTTCATTTAAGAAAATGACAGATGACGAAAAGACAATGCTTCAATCACAAATAAATGCTATTGAAAGTGATTTTATTTTTGATGTTATGAAAAGGGGAATTAAGATGGAAGATTGTACTGGAGAAATATTCGACGGTGAAACAGCAGTAAAAAAGAATTTTGCAGACGGTATAATTCCAACCTATGACGATTTCATAGAAGCAGTAACTTCTTATACCGAATAAGAAAAATATAATTTAACGCAGACAACCCTATATGTATAAAATATGAACTTGAATGTAATTCAATTAAATAAACAAGTAACTGATTTAACCAATACCAATACGGAATTGGCAAATCAATTAGAGATTAAGAACAAAGCCAATAAAGAAATAATGGAACAAGCTAAAGCAGACGTGCAAACGTTTGTGTCTGAAAAAGAAACTTTGACCAAGCAGATTGAAGGTATTAAAGCCGACAATATAAAAGCCATTGATACATTGAAGGCTGAACATTCAACTATAATTGAACAATTAAAAGCTGAACATCTTAAATCTTTAAGTCAATCAGAAAAACAAATCCAAGAAGCTACACAATCCACAGGCAAACAAGCCGCAGATTTGGTTGCTTCAATGGGTGTAGCCGTGAATACGGTTAAACGAACAATTTCCAGTGAATTGTCACCAGCCGAAATCAAAGCAGAATTTAAAAAGATGCCCGCTGGCAACCAACGAACTGAATATTACAACAAACACAAGGCTATTCTATCCAAGCCTGAAAGTGTTAAACAATAACAATATAAGGATAGAAATAAAATAATTTTATGAGTAACCTCTTAAATGGTCTAACATTGACCGCGATTGCTGAAGAATCGCTACCAGTACTTCAGAGGATAGTGCCACCTTTATTGGCATTTCATACGGATTTCAGTAGAGAAACCGCTGCTGCTTATGGAGCAATCAATACACGTTATCCAACCGCAGTATCAGCTTCTCTTTATACAAGAACGGCTGGATATACTGCACAGGACGCAACTGGTTCACAAGTGCAGATTTCATTAAGTGACGTATTGCACTCCGTTTCGGCTTTTACCGATTATGAAGTGTCAACTATTACAATGCCACGTCTAATCAATACATTCCTTGAAGGTAATATGTTTGGTGTAGTCAACGTAGTATGGGCAGGTATCAATTCACAATTTACTATGGCGACGTATGGAACAGCTTCTTATACAGGTTCAACATTTACTTTTGATAATGCATATAGAACTGTCATTGGAACATTGAAACAAAGTGGTTCAACTAGTCCAAAATCATTGGTATTGAGCGTTCCTTATTATGGAATGCTATTGAACGATGTTAAGAATAATTATCAAATCGGTACTACCGAATTAATTCGTGAAGGTACAATCGGAAGATTGGGTGGCGTTGCCGTTTATGAAGCTCCAAACTTTAATAATTTGGGTGAAGGTCTTGCTGGTATTGGTGTTGGTAAAGAAGCTTTGACTCTTGCAACAAGATTGCCAGTCATTAGTGTTGCATCTGGAATTGAAGAAGTGGAAGAAGCAACTGAACCAGAGTCCGAATTGACATTACAATTACGATTGTCGCGTAATCCCTGGACAGGATTAACTTATATTGGCTATTATTTACTCTATGGTTATGCCAAAGGTCAAACACAAGCTTTGACCAGAATAACCGATGGAACACATCCGTAATTTAGAACAGAATAATAATTACACAAAAAGGGTGGGTGGTTAAATCCATCCATCCTTTTTTCTTAAACAATATGTTTAATATAAAAGATATAGTTGAAAATGACTTGACTGAAATAGAAGAAGAACTAGGCAGTCAAATGTTTACTTGGCAAGGTGAAGATTATCTTTGTATTCCACATACGATTGATTATCAAATTCTTAATAGTGAAACTGCTTTTCTCCAAAATACAGATTTTAGAATGAAGGTAAGAATCAGTCAATTCAATGGAATATATCCACAATTGAATGATTACATTTATTTCAATGGATATAAGTTAGTTATTAAACATATCCGACAACCGAATAATATTTTTTGGACTTTTGTTTGTAATCAACCAACTATTAAACGATAAAATAATGAGCGATTTAATGACAGTTAAAGTTGATGATGCAATTTGTAGGAGAAACTTGAATTTATATTTACAGGAAACAAGTAAGACAATAGAAGATGCAATAAATTTTAAGTTATATGATGGATGCAGAGAAGCTCTTAAACAAACACCAAAAGCAGACAGGTCAAAAGTAAAACAATCTTTGGAACAAATGTCATCAAAATATCCTGATAGAACTGTTGCAGAAATGGTTGTCATTAAACAGAAACAAGCATCCGGTGAAGAAATAATAGATTTAGAAGCAGATGTGAAAAAATTGATGGGTAGAAGATATTCCAGCATTGGTTTTACAAAAGCTGGTTATTTACCCGGTATAAAGAAGTTATTACAATATGTTCATAAATCATTTGCAAGTGTAACAGGAATTACAAGAGCTTCATTCGGTGGAGCAGAACCAGCAACAAAAACAGGAAGTGTTATTAAAGGCAGTTTCTTTAATGATGTTGAAGGTAAAATAAATAGAGGATTGGTTACAAAATTAAAAGAAGAAGGCGCAGAAGCAGGATTACAAAAGATAAATTCAGATATAGTGACTTATTTATCTAAGAAACTGGATATACCTGCTGAACACTTTAACAGGTCTTAAATATGTTGATACAAAATTACATAGTTAGCGCAGCCAAGCAAGTTATATCTGCTTCATTTGCAAGTGGTAGTATTACTAACTGGCAGATTTATGGACAATATGATGTTTTAGATAGAAAAGGTATTGAATTTCCAAATGTTAGAGTTCAATGTTTTGATGAACAACCTTATGAAAAGGCTCTTAAAACAGGATTACATAAAGCACAATTGGAATTATTGACATCCGCTATTCGTCTTACAGATACGGGTGAAGGAACAACTGCAAATGAATTTGAGACGGTTAGTGATTTGGTATTCAATCCATTCTTAATGAATGGAATTGAAGGAATAATGGGAAGCTATACTCCCAATATAATTTACAAATTAGTAATAGAAGATGGATTAGAAACAACACCTTTGACTGATGGCTGGATTGCCAGTCAAAAGTTAGAAGTGACTTGTGCTAGAACATCATAACAAAGAAGGAAAATAAATATGTCATATATGAATGGATTTGGAAGCGGGGTTTATTATCACGTTTATACAACCAATACATTGTTTAGTGGTTCAACACTTGATTTCAAGTTAAAAAAACAATCTGATAAAAAAGAGATTACCGATAATACGGATAATTTCATTTATATTGGTTTGGGTAAAAGAAAGAAAGTTGCAACTGCAACAATATTATTGAATACGAGTGGTAGCAATATTCCATTGGGAAATCCCGGTGATACTCTTACTTGGACAGACCCTTGGACAACGGAAATTAGTGGAACTTGGGCTTGCACGGATGCAGAGCTTGATTTCAAGTCAGATGACGGTGCTAAATATACGTTTGAAGCTACTCAATGGGTTAAAGCAGACGGCACGACTTTACCTTAACTAAACTTGTAGGAGCGAATAAAAGATATGAGTTCCTATAAGAGCTATACCGAACGTGTAACTACAACTATACCTACTATATGTGGATATAGAATGTTACCGTTGTCTCTTGGTCATATTATTCTATTAAAAACTGCTAAAAGTAAATTCATTACAGGTGAATATGATTTATTTTGTGATATAAACAAAATATATGAAGCTTTAGTCAATGATATAACCTTAATTGGAGAATATGCCTTTGCAATATTGGTTTGTTCCACGACTTATGATGATTTTCAGGAAGAAAGAGGTAGTGGAAAAATAATTGAAGCGATTGAACAAATCAAAAACAATTTTAAGAAATTTAGTCTTATTAAAGAAATACATAATTTCGCACATTATTTAAGAAATGGAACTGATATTCCCGATTATCAATTAAAAAATAAAAATGAAAGTGATATATCGGTCAATCCGGTTGAACCGGAAGAGTCCATTATTTTTACTTTAATGA